ATTCAGGAGAACAATCTTGAAGGGCGATGTAGAGGCCGACAGTTTCAGTCGCAACCATTCTGCTTGAATGGAAGTTTCTGAGTTTCCATCGGGAGTGGTACTGTTGCTATCAAGGACAAAGAAATGGATGGGGCCTTCGATTCGGTCGTAGTATCGTTCACCATTCTGTGACGGTAAAGTGAAGAATTGAAAGTAGGCATCGAGCCTGATTGCATCGGCGTAATCATCGGCCCCAATGGTGGGCCAAAATCTATTGTAATCGGCTGAACCCCCACCATAGCTACCACTGTAGGGATAGATCAATTGATGGTATTTGCGGCCAACTGCCCGATCATAACTATTGAACGATTGGGTCGCAAAGAAATTATTCCCACCCGTTGTAAGAACATACGATGGGGCCCAGCTATTGACCATTTGGGCTACAGCCAAAGCGCCAGGGTCCTCACTTCCGTATTCTCCAAAGATTGCAAAAGTAGTCACATCAGAAGTTGTAGGAGTGGTATCATCCTTACCTGTTGGATTGTTAATATTCTCGGTGTTGACACAGCCGTTAACAACCAAAGGAAGATCATCTTCTTCCGCATAGGTTCCTTCGGTTTTCATCCGGCACCAATGGAATAGTTCCGCTAGTTCCTCGCGATAGACCGCCTCATATCGCATGGCATCGTCATCATTCCCTTCGATATTGCGGGCCACGTCACGGAGCAACTTGGCTCTGACTGCCTTGATTGCAAGATCATCAAAAACTGGGTCACTGTCGGTGTAGTCGGTTTTAACTCCGGTCCATTCCACCACTAAATCTTCATTACTTTGAATGTGGGGCCATACGTAGAGGCGACAGCCTTCAATGGCCCACAGCCCAGTAGCAGCCCTCCCAATTGTAGAATTGGCAGAAATATCGGGGTAGAGATCACCTAATGGTAACTCGGCATTTCCGGGGAACTGAGTAGGAACTGGCGTATCACCAATATCCAAGGAAACAAAAACTTCCTTTGAACGTAATCTGGCAAGAGATGACTTCCGATAGAATACTTTGCAACAAAAACTGGGACCAATTGTGTAGACACGCGTAATTGGTCCCAGTGGGGTGCCGGTCACGGTCAATCCACAATTATAACGGGTATCATTAAAGGCAATAATGTCGGCATTTCGAGTCTGGTAGCATTTGACGTATTTCTGGATTTCCGCCAATGCTTCAATGATAAATTGTGTGTGAATGTCAATGAGGTTTTCGGCCTCTCCTATTGGGAAACAGATACTGGAAACTTTCCGGCGGAAGTCAGCAAAGGTCATTACTTGGAGTTACGTTTCACTACTTTGGGTTCGGGTGGGGCTTCATCAACTACCGGGGCACTAGGCCCGGCGACCGCCGCAGGGGACGCATCCAGCTTGGGGGTGTTGGGGGGCAGGAGTTGCGGGTTGGTTACTAATCCCGATGTTTGCCGCTCCTCTATCGAACCTCTGCTGTAGCTCAACGAGAGAGGTTTTTTTTTAACCGCTTCATTGTATTCCTCCTCCGAGGAATTCTCAATACCACCCCGACTTTGCTGCTGGCAAAGCTTGAACTCGGCAATGGTCACCGGGTCATCAGTTTTGTAGAAACCCAAATTATTCCCGAAATCTTCAAAGCGAACTGACCTGCCATTACTCAAACTAACCGGGTTTTGGGGGAAAGATTTCTTGAAATATGTCATATTAGAAACTTTATCTAACCCCTGTGAAATTAACAACATAAAAAGCAGGAGCAGTTTGATAACTGCCCCTGCTCCCCCTATGCCACAGACCCGTGAGAAAATCACGGGGAAACAAGACCTGAGATTAGATTACATCAACAGCGTTAGGAACGTCGGCAGTAAAGTTCTCGTAAATGAGATTTGCAGCCGGGCATTCCACAACTACCGTCCATGTCATGGATGATAAGGTGAGATCACGAGTTGGGTTCGAGATCACACAGGAGTAGGAACTATTGACTTTCCGCAGGAGATCAATCTGATCGACCGTGGTTGAGACTCGGCTGGAACCGATGATCCCGGGGTAAATCGAAGCACCTTTACCAAGGTCCAGAACCCAGAGGAATCGACCCGTAGTACCTTTATTAACACCAGTGCCCACAGCATCCTCAGTCTTGGATGCACTCAGCATGTCATCAAAGAATGGGTGGGTGATGATGTTTAGAGTCACGCCAGCAGGATAATCAATCTTGTAGCTGGTGGCCCAGAAACCCATCTCTTGGAGGCTACCTTCAATGTTCCCATCTTCAATCGGGGCATTGTAGCGGAGCAATCCACCGGATTGGGCATTGTAATAGGCGATCATGCCGCGTTTGAACAACTCGGCAGTTTCCGTGTCGGTGTAAACATCGACGCTCCGGTTAGGGATGCCACTGGTTTCACGAGCACGAACCACTTGGTAAATATCGTTGAAGAAATTGCGCAGGTAAAGCTGCTGATTCTGCCGGTCAACAATACGACCGCAGTTTTTCATCTGCTCGTAAACACCAACAGCGTTTGCTCGATACCCCATCAACTGGCCATTGACCGAGAGAATCTGGTCGAGGCTGGTGTAAGTGGAGATCGTCTGGTTAGCCAAAGGCTTGCCCCAGAAGAAGGAATTGACCCATTCGCGCTGGGCACGTTCGCCAATCTGACGATTGCGCTCGGCAAGAGGAACATCTCCGAACACTTCAAACAATGGATTGACTTCCATGGCACGGGCAAGGAATTCCTTATAGAAGGAATCAACGCACAGGGCCTGACGGGAAGTGTGGAAGAAGAAAGGAACCAAGCGATTGGGGTTCAGGGCAGGCCGGTTATTGCACCAGCTTTCCCAATCCGCCACATCGTTTGTACCGATGATCAGTACACCATAAGTAGGGGTAGCATCGTAATTGGTGGTTGAGCCCGCATTTTCAGTAGCGAGCAGAATATCAATATAGGCACTCCCAGTATTGGCAGCCGAGGCAACAATACGCCACTGACCACGTTGGGCGTTGCCAGTGCCCGAATCACGGCCAAAAATATGGACTTTGTGCTTTGGCACAAACCATTCGTTGGCAACATCAATGCCGGTTCGGCTGATCACACGAACAACTCGCGTCCCACCTGCAACCGAAGTCAAAGGGCCGGTCACGCCCGGGGTATAAGAACCCGTGGCAAAGCCGGTGGAAATGGCCCAGTAATCATCATTGATAAGCGATTTCTGCTTACCAAGAATGAAGGGCTCAATGTAAGACTCGGTAGAACTGATGTTTTTCTTATTGATCATGTCGCCCTTGGGGGCGGCACTCGACATAAGCCAATCGTAAATACCGTTGGTCTTAATGCCGCAAAGTTTCAATTCAAAGGTATTCTTGAGGATTGAAACCATGTCCCGGTAATTGCCGGAACCATCCTGGAAAACGCTCAGTAGCTGGGCGGGAGTAATTGATTTCAGGCTTGACCGAGTGATCGTGCCACAGGAATTGTAGCTATTCGATACGCTTGGTGTACAAGCTAGATATTTGTCTGTAATGGCCATAGTAACGTAAGTTGTTGTGGGCCAAGCACATTACCGGCCCGACTATCACTACCCTACTAAATGAAGAGAGAAGTGACGAGTTGTTTCTCAACAGGTCCCTCCTCTTTTTTAGTGGAGGAAGTAGTAGGTGGCAAAGCACCACCTTCAACACCCGAAGGAGCCTTAGGTTTTGTTGCGGCAGGCGTGGGGGTTCCTGACTTTTCACCAGACTTCGGTTGCGTCGTTCCTGACGCAGCCCCATCTTTTTTGAACCCATACCGGGTGGCCAACTGCTCTACTTTTTCACGTTCAAGCTTAATATCGCGGGCAACTTTAGCGGCAGAACTGCTGGTAATCATATCAACAACATCATCTTCGGTAAGAATCCAGTATTGGCTTTTCTGGTTTTGAGGAACATGAAAATACTCTTCGCGGGTAGCAAATCGCCGTCCCTCGAAGATTTGTTTATCAACCGGCAAATTCTTGATGAACTGCTCCTGCCTATCAATGTAGGCGGCGAGTTTCATGTGGGTAGGATTGCTTGGATTGAAATAATTCTTCCGATGGATGATGTTATGTAGCTCTGTAACCGCTTCGCGGATAACTCCCGCCTCATTATTCAGTACATCGAAGGCCACTGGGTCCTGCTCTTGCAGCTTGGTGGGCTCCTTGAGAGCTTCCTTCAACGTAGGGTCAGGTAGAGCATGGACAAACTTTCCAATAGCCCCATCAGCCACAACCGCAGCTTGGCGAGCCACTTCTGGCGAGACTGCCTTCTCTTCGATTTCCCTGAGTTTCTGGTCGACCTGTTGATCTTTGGCTTTGAGTTCCTTCTCGACTTCCCGGCGGGTCTCAAGACGGATTCTAGCTTTATCAAGATCGTTTTCATCAAATTCAGGTTGGTTAGCACTGTAGAAATCTTCGTGAGCATCATCGGCAGAATCGAAAGTTTGACCGGGATTATCCTTCTCCCACTTGCGACGATACGTAGAAAGCTTGCCAACAAATTTAAGAAACTCGTCATGCTTTCCTTTATACCTTGGATCACTGTCCGAGAGAACTTTAAAAAGTTCATAGTTCTCTCTATCCTCAGGGGATAGCTTGGTCAGTGGGTCATTGGCCGGGGTATTATCGGGTTGGGGAACCACCGTCTTAATTGTTTCGGCAATGATCTTGCCAGTCTCACGAGCCGCTGCCTGAGCGATCTCCGCTGCATCAACAGCCTTGCGGACTCTTGGCTTCTTCTCCTCAGGTTCAGGCTCCGATTCGGGGGCCTTAGCATCAACCTTCTTTTCAGAAGAAGGAGGCTCTGCGTCGCTCTTTTTCTCCTCAGGCTTAGGCTCACCACCCTCTTTCTTCTTAGGCGGGGCATCCTCAAAAAGCAGGGCTGGGAGCGCCTTCTTCAACTCTTCGAGACTTTGGACTTCCTCCGCCGCCGGTTCCTTAGCTTCTGGAGCCTCTGGGGTTGTAGACTTACGATTAACTTTCTTAATCAACTCATCGGGATGTTGATTAAACACGGGGGTATTCTCTGGCATAGGTTTTATATTTTAATGGATACAATTTCAAGAGGGATTGCTCCCCCAGTCTCATTTAGAATATCGTCGAAAAAATCAACAACAAGTCGATATTGGTGTGCTTTGCTCGCACGTACCAGTGCTTTACTTTGGCTATCAACATCCGAAGGGTCTTTTGCATACGCAATCCCACATTTAAGGTGCTCCGTTAGGATTAGGGATTCCAACACCCGGCGGAGCAACTGGCCCGGGGCTTGGGTTAACCATTGGCGGAGTTGGGCCAACTGGTCCGACGATAGGGGGGTTTGCGAGATTTGCATTTGGGATAGGGGATTGCGGCGGAGTCATGGCCGATTTAACCATGGCACTCAATTGCTGGAGTTGCTGTTCGATAGTATTGAATTTCTCAGCCTGCTTTTCAAAGATTGGTTTCAAGTTAGTAGCAACTTCACCAACCGCTGCTTGTTCAATCTTGGAGGCTAATTGTTCAACTTGCTGTTGTAATGCCTGGGCCTGCTGTTGAGCATTTTGACCAGTAGGAACAAAATGGAAGTCGCGAGGCAGTCCAAGAGTGGAGGCTATGGCATTAATCAGGGTGATTGCTTGCGGTACTCCGACTTCCATTAAAAGATTCTCATTTCCAACGACCGATTGCAACAACTGAATCATCGAGTTGGCAATTTGAGGATTGTTCACCCGGAGATCGCCGTCACGGGTAGAAGCAAACGATTCAATAAAGATGGCCGATTTCTTACCAGTCACCAAGGCCGATTTCTGATCGGCGTGCTCGACTGTAAAGCCAAGCTTGGTTAAATCTTCCTGACTTACAGGTGTGGCAAGCCGAGCATAAAGATCGGGCTCGGCATAGGACATAAGTCCCTGATAAAGAAGGACTTTCAAAGCATAGATGCCACGATCAACAGCCCCCGCAGTAAACTCGTAACGAGTAGACTTGGCTTGATTCATGTTGCGAACTTCCTCTGCCGTCAATTCGTGGGAAGCCGTCTGCGCCAACTCTTGAGGCGAAAGAACAAGTATTCTCTCAAGAATCCTCAGTAACTCGTTCACCCCAGCCATCAAATCCTCGGTGGCTTGATGCGGGAAAGTAAAGCTTTGGAAAGCTTCGGCCAATTGATTCTGCCCACCCACGCGATTGGTTCGCATGTCCATGGGATAGAAGTTGCGCTGGCTATACGCTTGATGCCCAACCGATCTGATCTGATCAATCAGGGTTTTATCCACCTGATTAATGTCGAAGAATGTCAGGTTGGTCAGGTTCTGCTTAACGGTGAGGATGTATTGAGAGAACAGGTTCGATATATGATCTTGGAAGGGGAGTATTTCCAAAGTCATTGAAGAATTCTGGGCCCGGGTTTCCAAGGCGTCATAGCCAAAATAAACCATGGGGCAATACGGGAGGGGTGCTCCGTAAATCACGGTGTCATTCCCAGCTACAACATAGCGGAACCAAACATCGTAATCATAATCGCCGATTCCTTCTTTCTTCGGATTAACCTTCTCGAAGTATTGAATCATCGTGAGGGCACGATCCCGGTCTGTCCAAGTATAGAAGCCGGTTCGAGTTTCACGGTCACCACGATCAGTAGTGGTCTTAGAACCAAATCTCAAGGCGCAGCTACTATAAACTGTGTTGAAGAAAGCCGGGCTCTGACTAATCCAATCGGTGATGCCTGTGGAAATTTTGTCGGTATTCCAGTATTCATCGGAATTACCAAGAACATCCCCTGCTCGAATAATATACCAATAACCACCAAACAAAACTCCGGTATCAGAATTAATGGTTGAAGGACGGTAGGCAGTATCAAGGAATATGCGGCTTGGGTGGGGGATATTAAAACGAACCCCCTCCTTAACCACTACTTCCTTCTCAATTGAGATGGTGGGGTCTTTGTCGGTAGGAACATTTAAACATTGAGACGATGAATGCCACTCTTCTGCTGGGAAAAGCACAGCCATTGAATAATGGAGCATGTGCATGACCGCCTGTTTGATAACGTCAAAATACCCATACTGGGTTGACATTAACTCAATGCGATCAGTTATGATTTCTGATTTAAGTCGGTTTTGTGGCGTGGATTTGGACGCTTCGTAATCGAGGAGAGGAACTTGCCTGTAGGAATTAACAATGGCAGCAGCACGAATAACAGTATAAGCCTTAGCCAAAGGGATGAAGATATGGAAAAATGTAGGGGCATTGACTTTGATTTCTGCTACGTCCCGCTGATCAATTCTTCCCGAGAGCAGCTTGCCTGACTTATCATAGTACAAAAGCATTTCTGAAAGGTCGACACCTTCCAGCATTTTGTTAATATCCTCGCTACTGAAAGTCCTATCAATCAGGCCGCGAACTAACGAATAGGTGCTTTGCTTAAACGGTACATCCCAAGCTACATCACAAGCGTACCAATGACGGTAATTTTGGAGATTATAGGTAATGCCAGCCTGAACACGGTTGCGAACCCGATCTCTGATATTTTTCTGGACCTTAACATCATCCCCCTTGGTCGCCGAGAATATCTCTTTGAGACGTTCGCTACTTACTCCATGCTTTTTTAGGACGGCAATATCAACCATAAAACTCTAGAATAACTGGGGGTCACCTTGTTCTTCAAGGAGTTTTGCTTGTCTCTCCAGATTGGCTCGTCGTTCAGTGGCTGGAACTTTGGCATACAGCATAAAGGTCATACGTACCTTACGCCGAACCCCGTCAATTTCAACTTCGGTATCCAGTTCCCCATGCTCAAAAGCGAACATATAACACTTCTTAGAGGGGCTAAGCCTAGGGGTTTTATTGACTTGAATCGTGATTGTAAAGTTCCCTTGTTCATCCCATCCTGTTATTGGCAATCGTTTAAGCTTAGGAACTTTCGTTCCTTTTGGTGTAGGAGTGTGTGGCATAGGGGATTATCATTAGTAGGGGGTCGATTGTTTGGCCGCAGAGGCAACCGCCTTTTTGCTGGGGGTTTTGGCAGCTTCCTCGGCACCTTCTCCTTCGGTATCCGTGGCTTCCTCTTGGGGTGATCCCTCATCATACTCAATGTCCGTCACATTAAATGTGATGGCTTTATCGGTCTTGGATGAAACATCACCAGTAATCGAAAATGTCTTGGATTCGCCTACCTGACAGTCTCCACAGGCAGCAGCAACATCCGGGTCAGAAAGATCGAGGGTCAGTTTGTTACTCATATATGATGAAGGTAAATTTATCTGGATACCAAGCCTATTACAAGATAAATTCTCGTATATGCCATACGATCTCAATGGGCAATGGTACCCCAACCTGAGCCCTAAACAACTGGAGGTCTATAATGACCCCCGGCAGCATCTGCTCTTAAGTGGGCCCCGAGTGTGCGGAAAAACCATTGTAGCAGTTCACAAAGCCATAAAACACGCGTGGCTTTACCAAAACGACCGGGTGGGTATTTTTGTCAAATCAACAAAGGTTGGGCGTAGTGGGATTTGGGATGATCTCAATACCTATGCGCTACCCGAATGGTGTGAAGGCTTGGGGGACGAGGGATTTAGAATCACTACCGAGCCATCGGTGGATGGGGCAACCCGAATGCATTTTGTGCGGATCGCCAATCGGCATGGCGGGGAGAGTGAGATACAACTTCACTCGCTACACCATGACGAGGATGTAGTTGAAAAGATGAGAGGAACTCGGTTTGGGGCCCTCCTGTGGGACGAATTGGATAATTACGATGACCCGGAAGTATTCAACGTTTCAACCATGCAATTACGGCAAATTGGCCTTCCCGAAGATAAGCATCTATGGATTGCTACTACCAATCCCGCAGGAGACCAAGATCACTGGATTTATCAAAAATTCTGGGTGGATATTGCCGACGAGAAAACCGAGTTGTCCTACCGTAAAACCTTTGGGGTCTACGAATTTAAGCTCTCGGACAATATCTATCTAAAGCCAGAGACCATCACCAAACTCAAGATGGTCTACAAGGATACTCCCGATCTCTATGAAAGGTACGTTAACGGTCTTTGGGTGCCCGATGTTAACAAGACCTTCTTTACCCATGTCTTTGGGAGCCGCCATGTAAAAGGCGACCTGAAAGAAGGAACAGGACTTGCCCCAACCGAGGGGTGTATTGAAGTCTTTGTAGGGTGGGACATGGGTGATACTAACCATGCCGTGGTGTTCTTGGAACACGTTGTTAATAGCAAAGGCGATTATTGGGCTGTAATTGATGAGATTGTCCACATTCGCGAAGATATTTCCGTGGAACAACTCACATCAGAAGTCATGGCCAAAATGGATGAGATTGCAACGCTCCATAAGAAAGCACTGGTATTCAAACATTGGAGTGATCGTTCAGCCTTTGACCGCTACCGCAGTGCCGCCGATGCCAAGGATCATATCTTGGTGAACCGCTACAGTGATGGAAAGATTGAGTTGATAGGGGCTCCCAAACCAAAGGGATCGGTGGAACACCGCATCCAAATTGTCAGGCGATTACTCTCTCAGAATCGCTTGTATATTTCGGCTCACTGTACCCGGGTAATCGACGCCATAAAAAAACTCTCCCGAGGAAAAACCAAGGGAGAGCCGATTAAAAGGGACGGGCATATTCACCCGTTTGATGCTCTTAGCTACGCCCTGTACGGGGAATTGATAGCTGAGATAGAGGATAGCTTCCATCCCCGACCGACGGAGCGTTTTGAAGCATTTGCGCTTGATAATTAGGCCCGTTGAGAATCGCCCTAAGTGGGTCGATCTTAAATTGCTCCTCAAACTCCATTCTCATGGAATTATAGGCACCAATATAATTGATGGAATCAACGGCGGTATCCTCTTTGTAATCCCCGCTGAGACGAGACAATTTTACATCAAGCAGGGATGCCATGATGATCAATCGTTTGTAGGCAGGGAGCAAATCCGGCCTGATTGAACCCATAGGGCGATCACGCAGAAGATTGTCCAACCACGGGGTTTTGAGATTGGTTAGGGCCCATGAATCGGAATACTCATTTCCGCGTTGGTGGCAAATAGCCAATGATTTTTCGATGGTAGCTTCCGCAGCTTTATTAAACGAAGCCTTGGAAATGACTGTGACATTTTTACCCTCACTCATAATTATGGGGTTCCGGTTGAACTAGGTTTAACAACTGGGGCGACGTCGGGGATTTCAAACGCCTCATAGGGTTTAACGGTGCCAAATAACGCTTCCAACTCGTCGACAGTAATCACCTCTTTCTTGAAGAGAGCGATAATTTGAACGATGAGATCGGGCCCATACTTGGCAGCCAAAACAACGAGGGCAGCAACAACTTGTGGTGTCATATTAGATTTTCAGATAACCGGCAACGAGGTCAATCAATGCATTCTTGGCGGCGGAGACCGCAGCATTGGCAGCAGCAACTTCCCCCTCTTTTGTGGGGTCAGCAATGTATTTTTCCAACGCCGCTTTTGCAATAAGCTGGGCGTCACGATAAGTGTTGTATGCTTTCTTAACAGCATCAACCTGAGTCTGTGTTGCGTGGCCTGCCACGACATAATCGTGCCAGCCAAGCATCACAGAATTTACACTGGGTATAATAACGGCTTCCGTTCTATACATTACAAGACCGGGATTCTGGCACCCACTCTGCGTAAGCAGGAGGGACGCACCCAACATAATACCGGCCATTAGATTTCTAAGTTTCATCAGTTTTAGTTTAATTTAGTAGCCCGCTTGTTACAACAAATTTATCTTTTCCCATTCTGCCCAAAGTAAAACCCTGCGGCGATCAAAGCCAAGGATTTAAGAGTTTCATTTATATCGGTGACCATGAACGACAGAATGCAAACGCTCAGGATCAATAAGACGGCCAGCCATGCTCGGACGCTGACACCAGCAATAGTGGAGTTGCCATTCCCGTTACCATTGATTTCGGTCGAGGTTACGGGACTTGCAACAGTGTTCGTCGGGGGAGTTTGATTTGTTTCGTTGGCCATATTTCCTATCTTTGTAATCGGTGGTCCATTTCCAGATGGTGTAAGCAACACCCAATATAACACCCAAGTACTTTAACCCCAAGAGCAAACTGGTATAAGAAAGGGCCACAGCCCCCAAATTTACTGAATTTACTTTAGCAATGTCAAGTATGTCAGGGACCTTCATTGAATAATCAATTTACCAACATTCAACTGCACGATACTGGACGCTCCACTCGTCCGATCCAACACAAATGCGTTGAACAATCCAGGGGTCTGGACGTTTGTATGTTGCGGCACGAAATTAGTTACGCTCCCCTGTAGCGTCGCGATGTTCGTCAGATTCAACGGCAGGCTCAGTGCGCTTCCCGAGTAGACCCCCTGCGCAATCACCGTGAAATAGTTCTGCGCATCCCTGAGCGTGTAAATGTCGCCGTTCGCAAACCCATTGGTGCCCAGATCAATCGTCGTGCTTGTTGCCCCCGTCGTGCAAACGACCGATATGAAATGCCGGTTCGCGTCATAATCCAGCGCGAAGCTCTTGACCCTGAGATAGTCTGTCGGCCAGTTGGTGACGCACGTTGAATGCGCGTCAAACCCGGTCCATGCCTTCCAGCCGTGGCCATTGTCCCCGCCAAAAGTTAAAGTGTCGCCGCCAGCATTGTTGTGCGGCGTTCCCTCGGACGAGGTAAAAAGCCATTGGAACGGCGAAGCGCCATCGCCGATGTAGTAATGATTGTAGTCCCAAGTCAGGCTCAGATTGTTGCTGGAAAAGATCGTCGATGAGTATTGCACTGCCGAGGCACCTACCCCCGCATTCTTTGTTAAAAACACGTCGTTATTCGTCAGCACTGAAGCCGTCGTCTCTTTCAGCGCGAACCCACCATTCACCATCACGTTGCCCGACACATACTCCGCAGTGTTTGAAAGGCTCACATAGGAAAGCGTTGGTGGTCCCATTAGGATGTTGTTCGTCATCCAGGTGTTGGTCGTCGACGTGCTGCCCGAAGCGATTTCCAGAGAGACCAGCGTTCCATTTGCACACGAGATGTTCCCGTTGAACACGAAATCCTGCACCGGGCCAGTCTCACCAAACACTTCCGCCCCATCGGTAAGGACATGATGAAAGATGCAGTTCTTGATTTGGGCCATGCCCTCACCGCCGTTCTGCGAATAGATGGCCGTGCCTCTCGGGGTCCCATTAAATCCCGCCGTGTAATCGTAGTGGCCAACCCCCCAAAACTGGCATCCGTTGATCTCGCCACCTGCTCCTTGATCCCAAAATCCAATCCCCGGATGGCCAACGTCATGGATTATCAAGTTGATCGCCTTGTTGCCTTTCCCATGCAGGTCAATTCCAGAACTTGGCGAAAAGCCGTAAGTGAAAACTCGATTAGTCAGAAACGGTGACGTGACCTCGAAATCGCGAAAGACATTGTTCGTTCCCGACACATACGGAATCGCCACATTTGCCAAATAGACTGTGTCATTACTGCTGTGAGTGGCCGTCGTGCTGCCATCCCAACCACGCTGCACCGTCCAGTTGGTAGCGTTGCTTACTCGCGCTGCCTGCATCCGTTCGTTGCCAATTCCAATCACCGACACCGCTTGCCATCCTTCCGACCCTCGAATGCTGATCGTGCTGGACGAGCTTGAATTGGGCATATTCGTATTGAGCGTGCCGACAAATCCATCCTGTAACACCGCCCATTCTCCGGGGTAACTTTTGACCGTTACGCCAACAAGATTACAGACGAACCCTGGCCCGAAGTAATTACCTCCTCGCATCAAAACCGTGTCACCAGAAACCACCGTCGCCGTGTTGGTCAACGCAGTTTGCAACGGCCACGGATCGCCAAGGCTCCCGCTACCCGCTGTTGCGGAAGGAGAGACATACCAGGTCGCGGCTTTGGCGCACCAAGGAGCAAGAGCCAGAAAAAGTAAAATGCGTCTCATGGCTTGAGTGATACCGCCGCAGCTACCCACCACTTGTTCCCGACGTAACTCCACGTTGGAGTTATAGTTGCCGCCCCTGCCTGATACGACACGCCCAAGGAAGATTCGCCATCTTGGGTGATATTGCAGATTTGTGTCTGGCCTCCACCAATGGTCAGAAATGCCTCGTAGACCGTTGCATAATCCACCACCACTTCCCCGGTTGCGCTTGAGATTGTAAGCGTAGTTGGCGAAGCTGCATTTATCGCCTGATTTGTCTTAGTTCCACTATAAGGCGTCGACTGATTCACGCCGGTCCAACTGCAAGCCGAGAACACCCACTCTGACGGGGCACCGCTAATTGAGATAACAATGTCGTGTGTTCCGGAAGAAGGCGCGACCAAACCATAAACGGAAAGTTTTAATGTCGTTAGATCGGAATTGTTCGTGGACGCCACAAGCGACATATTGGCCCCGTTGTAGGTTACGCCCGTTGGACTAGCGATACCCGCAGTGGCCACTCCGACCAATAAATATCGACTGCTTCCGGAAGTGGTTAAGGAAACGGTTTGATTTGCGTTACCCGCGTATCCCCAATTCGTGACCGCATCAATGGTGATTGCTCCCCCGCCTGCGACGACTGCCACTTTTCCTGCCCCCAAATCCCCCAGCCCATTGAACTCCTGCCCGAAGCAGTTCAAGACCATTATCCAAAATACAATCACGAAGCGCATTAGTAATAAGTGTTCAACGGATTAACGTTCGTATAAGCGATCATGCTTCCAGCCGTGTTGGTGCTCGTGCCAAACGAAAACCTCCGAATCGTCCCATTGGTCACGGTGTAGGCGCGTGCCCCGTCTGGAGTTGTGATCGAACTGGTAAAGGTGAAAGTGATGTTCGTGCTCGCCGCATTGCTGATGACCAACTGACTATTCGGCTGCAACCCCGGTGTCGAACCGCTGCCCACAAAACCTGTGATAGCACAAGGCGTGAACGTGATGTAATGTTGCAGGCTCTTGCTCAGGTCATAATTGTTCGTTGGCCCGGAAAAGAGACTGATCGAGTTCAGGTATTGGGTGGCGGTGAAGGTGGCGGTGCTAATTGACGATAAGTTTAGTGGGTCGCTTACAGAAACAGTATGTGTACCATGGGTCCACGTAAATCCATTACCAAGATGTGCGAATGAAATTGCATTATCCGTATCATCCCATACCGGAATAGAATCATAATTTGGGTCTGATAGTGAAGCCCCGGTTCCTCCGCGAGCAAGCGCAGTCGTTCCACTGCGAAGTTCCCCTGCATTCATGTTGGTCACTTGTGACCCGTTGAACTGAACCAACCCGTTGGCACCAATAGCAATAAAGACATTTTTATTCCCAGCAAGATCATCCATCCGCCAATTGTCGCCAAAATGGTAGGCCCACGCATTACCTAAAGTGCTGGGAGGGGTCGTAGAAACAACGCCGTTGGTCAATCTAATATAATTAATAGGCATTGAGACTTGGGCCGTTTCGTAGGTCAGTATCACCTCGGACATTGCGCTGCCATCGTCGTCCTGATCCACCCCATGAATGATCTGATACTGGCAAGTCTCCCAATAAGGATTGATGATCTTTAGCGTCTGTGGCTGAGCAGTCGTTAAATTGATGTTCGCAATCCCCGCATTGTTGTCCATGAAATAGCAGTTCTCGATCTGCATGTCGTAAATATGGGCAGTCGAGATAATGCCTGCTCCCACATGTAATGTGTTGGTCAGTCCAGAAGAGGTAAGCCCATTCGACACTACATTCCATGCTGTGCCGTAGTGTGCTGTGTAGGGGGACGAAGCACCACTCCACCACTTACCAATCTCAGAAAACATACAATCCTCAATTGTCGCGTGGTCTTGAGCGTCAATAATTCCCGCCGCCAGCCCGTAGAAATCACACTTTCTAATCAAACTTTTGTTATCGGTTCCACCATCAATCCGTATCCCCACGGTTCCTACTGCGTTTGTTGGTGTTCCTCCTATGAACAGCAACCCACCACCTTGCCCTTGAACATTTCCTTGGCCCACGCCAGTGTACTGGATACACTGTAAAGACGAAAAAGCGCAGTTCTCAAAAACCGTCTGATTAACCTTGGTATTAAGGTATACCAAAGCGGTCAAATTAGTATCATAACGTTTAGAAAACCCTATGTTACGGAATGCCCCTTGAAACGGTTTTGTCCCACCATTCGCTGCATCCCCTCCAGTAGTCTTTTCGAGAATTAGGAAGTTTGTCCCCACGGTGCTGTCGATAATAAGCGTGGACGATTTACCAGCCCCGTCAATCTGTAGCTCGAAATTGAATTGGTTCGGAATGGTGATATTCGTTGTGCAATCGTAAATACCAGCCTCAAGCAACACTCGACCACCGCCAACAATTAAGCCGAGACCATTTGTTTGATAAAGCGCGTGGATCGCTTCGTTGATTCCAGCCGTCTTTGTTCCGGTCGTCGTGATCTTTCCTGCTTGGTTATAGGCGGTACCGTCTGGAAATACTCTTACCCACGGTACTGAATTAGTGGGTAGTCCATTAGTAGCAACACCCCCACTAGGAGTACCAAATTTTAATCGATCCCCAGTCTTTATTGGAACATCGCCATCTGTACCTGTATTAGTAATTACCAAAACAAAAGGTTTAACGATATTTGTCAGCCCAATATTTGGATTATAATTGCTCTGGGTGCCAGCAAAAGCGCAAAGACCGAAACTGGCAAACAAAACCACAAGAAATCTATACATCATATTATTTTGCCGTGGATTGAGACTGGCTGTCAAGGTTAATGGTTACCTGCTGCGCTTGGATGGGCACAACCGGCTTTTCATCAACAAATGCCCGTCGTTTTGTAGAAGTTGGGCCAGAAATAAGCTTTTCTGTCTGGAATTCGGCCATCATCTGGATTGACTTTTGCAAGGCATCAACCACCCCACGACCAGCCAAAATAGCACTAATGCGATCCCCAACATATTCATCCTCGTTCTCAGAAATTTCAACGGCGGTTTTTAACATACGCTGGAGGGCTTCATCAGCCGCTGCAAGACGTCCCACCCCCAAATTGATTACACCAACTTGGGTTTGGAAGGCTCCTATGACTTTAAGCTGCCGGGATCGCGAGGCACTAAAGAACGTGAGACCCAATTCATTAGCGGCTTTGTCGGCCTCGGCATCTGTAATAGGAGCGGCAGGTAATTCCGGCTTTATCTCGATTACCTCAGTTTTAGGCTCGGTGCCGGGCAGGGGGGTGAGGGTAACGTTTGTCATAGCAACATTATACCTTCCACCGTTCCCGTTTACCAATTCTATCATCAAGCCAGCACGAAGCATTTCTGAATCGGACCTTTAGGGGAAGATAACACCCACAACCTAAGAATGTACCGCCGGGTATACTACTCACACTGGGTGATCCGCAAGTCCTGGCCCTCCCGTCGTATATCAGACACCTCTGGCAGGCCCGGAGACGTCGAAATGCAATCGGCGAGTGTCGGGACAACAAGTTTTTCCGGGTCACGAGGGACCACAGTATGGGTGGGAATGTCCGAAGGCACCACCGGACGAACTCTATTTTTCTCGACGAGTGGTACGATGTATCGACGACGATGCGACCGGCTCCACTTAATCGCTGCACATGGGTACGCCACTTGACGAAGGAACGAAAGATAGGCACGGGTTAATTTGGGTTTAAGTTTTACAATAGTGCGGGCAACGTACGAAGCATAGTCTACTGAACCAAGTTGGGAGAATCTATAGGATTCTATACGGAGAGCAGCCCTCCACCACCCCCTCTTTAATTCAGGTTCAATACCCCAAACAATATACCGCTCATTAGCGACCGCCAGTAGTTCCCCACTAAGAAGCTTGGTAAAGAAGCCCGAGCCCTCCAGAATCGCCTTTTTAAGGGTCGACGATTTCCCGAGGAGGGCCGGGCCAATTGCAGGAAATAAAGCCAACATGATCTGTTTCCAGTTGGCTCTGTGTGGGGCGGGGTGCAGAATAACAAATCCAAAATCCACCGACTTCTTCTCTTTCAACATCCATTCGAGGGCCCCCTGACAAATTGCAGGATAGAGGATGGCAAGCTGTTCATAGGAAATAACCCCCGTTGATTGTGCCACGTACTTAAGAAATGACTTGTATTCCTCACTTCGTACAGCTTGGGGAACCGTAAGAATGTCAGGCTCTAGCGATGGGAAGGCGGCAGGATCGGCAACGGGGCTACTTGGCATATCGTTCCATAATACTGGTCTCTGCCGCCAAAGGCAATTCGGGAGCCCAAGATGGGGTCTCCGACATTACCTTCTCCACCAGCCTCCGGTTCTTGGCATTAGCTTCGTCCTTAGGCACCGGGATAACATGCTCATCGTGGACTGTGAATGCTACTTTCAATCCGACTTGGTACAAATCATACATCTTTTGGACAAACACATCGCGGGCAAATGCTTGACAGGCATTCTCGGTAAGTTTCCCTCCGTACAACTTAACGGGTTCCTCTCCCTTGCATTTAACCCCTACGACTTCGGAGCGAGCCCTCCCCTCCTGATCTTGGCCTTCTCGAATTGCCAAGTCCCAGTAATGGATGACCCGACCCATGGGTAGTTGCATCTTGAATGGAACACCAGTGGCACAAGCAGCGCGTAGCTCACGGTCAAGCGTATACCATAGGTCGGGAATCTTGTTATTGGATTGCCGGTAAAGGCGAACCAGACGAATCGAAAGCTGGTTGATATTCTCACCGCCTTGGCTGACCCTCCTCAACACACTCTCGGGGACTTCATTAGAAATGGTCTTGAGAAACTTCCTAGCCCCCGATTGGTAGCCCAATGCCAACACACAAGTCTTGGTTGCGAATCGCAAATCCTTGTCACCCTTTTTCAAGGGTTGAGGATCATTATATTGAAACATGCGTCGGGCATGAGGCTCATAAAGATCGCCCGTCTCACCCTCGGGGGCTTCGGCATCAAGACGCGCTACTTCCTTGAGATATTCCATGTCGCCAGCAAGGTAGGGCAAACATCTGGCTTCGATACCTGCGAGATCGGCACCAATAAATGCTTGACCGGGTGGTGGTATTAAGCAGCCACGAAGATCACAAAATTCCACAGACTTGGGAAGATTTTGAACATTCACCCCCCGCGAAGAAAATCGACCAGTGTGCTCCGCTGCACAATACAACAGATCGAGGGGCATCGTCCCATTGGGGCGCATGTTGAGAACTATGCGGTCCAACTTCTTGAGAAAGGTGTTGGCCTTGCGCCAGTCCCGCATGGCAGCTACCGCCGGATAATCGCCGCCGTATTTTGCCTCCCAAGCGATACATTCTTCGGAATCCTCGGCCAAACTTGTGGGGCATTCAAGACCCTGCTCCCGACACCAAATCGCCAACTTCTTTGCCGACAGAGGTTTATCCTCGTCCGTCTCACACCAAGGGATTTCGCTGAGCGATTTGGATTTGATTTTATTCATTCGATCAATCTGCTCCTCGACATGATTCATGTCGATATGCAGACCATCATGATTTTGTTTATGGGTATATTGTGAAACCCACCACTCTAGTTCTGGCCACTTGTTGAAATACTGCAAGTAAATCTCACCAGCAGTTACCGAATCATCAATGGCATATTCCTTCATTCGTTGCTTAGCGGCGGCATCAAGATCACGATAATGCACCCCATCCACTGAATTACGAATGTCCTTATTCTTTTCTTTGCCTAAAAGGTAATGAGCGGCTCCTGCCAAATCCCGAGGACATTGAAGATATGCCGAAAGATCGGCAGTATCAATCATGTTGAAGAATTCAAAATCTGGCACTAACCACCTAATGATCGCCGCTTCAAATTGGGCGTTGTGTGAAATGATGGTTCGGCCACAAAGGTTCTCTCCAATCCACTTCCTCATCCCATTGAGATCATCCAAAACTCCCGTTTGTTTGGTTACTGGGTCAAATGAGGAAACCATGTAGGGATAAAATTCCTTATGGTGGGTGTAATGCCATGGGCCACCAACCCAACCCTTCTTCATATCGGGGCGGATAGAGCACTTTCGTTTGGTATCGAAGAAGGTCTCGAAATCTACAACTATTGGATTAACTACTTTGAGTATCATTAGCGGCGATTAATTTATTATAATTAATTGTAAAAAGATTTATCTTGGCGTGGCGATCAAGACGGGAAATGATGGCTTCCGGGTATTGGCGAGCAAGACCATGAAGATGGGTAGAAAGTTTATTGGGGGTCATCCCTTGGTTGCTACCAGTAGTAGCATTCAAAAGTTGAAGCCATGATGCAGCCGATCTCTCTACTGGCTTAGCCATCGACTCTTTCAACGACTCATTCTGGCTATACATGATGTGGAACCAAGCAAGTAGCTCCGATGACTCTTGGTAGGCCCTTGCGTAATTCAATAGTTCAGGAGCGTGGTAGGACTTGGTGCGATAACGTCCACTACTCATTACTTCCTGCGGGGGTTTATAAGTATTGAGCAGCCAATGAGCAAAAAATGGCAATTCACGGGCTACCGTCTCTTCGATTTCCTTCCGTTGCATCCCGTTAAAAAGATGATGAGAGTAAATATTGAATAGCGAGAGCTTACCCAATACATCTTCCCCAATTCTTGGAATAACCGAGAGACATTCCGCCGTCTTGTTAAAGGAAAAGGTAAGGCGGGCATTGAGGAACAGGGTAACGGGTATCTTATACTTCTGATGAATACTCATCGAGGGGTTGGCTGTGATAGCCTTGATTCTCTGTGTGAAGTTTGCCCGTTGATCCCCATTCTTTGCTCCCTCAGAATCCGATACTAACCAGTGACCACTATCACCTAGTTCGGAATTGAACGAAGTCTTACCAAGCAGATAATCCATAGGATTACTATCTTTACCACCCAGTAAAGGAGTAATAATTCGATACTGCAAAAGAGACTTACCACATTCAATACTGCCCGCCAAAAACACCGACTGAGCATAACTGGGTTCCAAAACGAGGGCGCATTGAACCGCATCCTGCAACCACGCAAGAAAGTAATGAAGCTGCTCCTCATGGAACATGTGGGTCAAAAGATTTTGTAAGAAGGGGGATTCACCGGGCTCTGGGACTATGGAAGAAGTTTGAGTGTTGTTAAGATACACCAACCCATTTTGACGAATCAGCCCACGTTTCTGATTGGCTAAAGTTACCACGGCAGTAATTCCCTTGAAGTCCTCAACATAAGCAATGGCCCGCTTCCGTTCAATCTCATCATCTAATCCTCCTAACTCCATGCGGTCCATGAATTGGGTGCGGTTTTTTGTTTCGTAGTTTCCTCCTACAAAGTAGATATACTCACGATTCATTTTGTCGTACGACCAACTTTCTGTAAGAAGCGAAAGACTTTCGGCGGTAAGCTTTGAAACAACATCATTACCAAGAAGAGATACCCAAGATTTAAAACCACCCCCGTCGGTGAAATACACCATGCCCGTGGAAGTAACAACAGCGGCAGACTGATCAGAAGAAGTAGAGTCCCAAAAACGAACACCGCGAGCACCCACAACAAAAGGACCTGACCAACGACCCGGATATTTTTTCTCAATGATTTCATAAACTTTTACTAGGTCCAGCTTGTCCCCTTCAAATTCAAAATCCTTGGTGACGTTGGAAGTCCACATCCTAGTCGAGACTTCATCCACCACTTGCTTTTCCTCGGAACCAGTTACCCACCCAAAGCTTTCCGGGTCGATTGATAACAGCCGGTCTGGCTTCTTGAAAGCTTCATCAAATCCTTGGATGAAATTATTTACCCTCAGATTCTTATAACACTCAAAAGTAATCTTCTTGGCGTAGTGAGTATCACCCAAACAAGGGATTGGTTCCTTAAACAACCACACAGCATGGATACCATCACCGCCAAGAGAAGGGCCAGCGGCAGCGGGAGGGTAGGCACATCTGCTTGCCAAATCAGTTAACTCGGCGTTGGTAAACTTCTTCCCACAATTATCATAGTCGGCAATAAACCCATGGAGGAGAGCCGGTGGGTTTTCATCACTGATGCGCAGCTTTGGATTAATCCCCTCGGCTAAGCTAATGCAGGGCCACTGGGTATCGGCCCTCTTGAGATAATCTCGCCGGGCTGTTTTTGTCATCAGTCGGACCAATGACCCAGTGGCCTTAACCATATCCTGCCCGGTGTTCACTGCCTCACTGAGCGAGGGGAACACCCGACAGGTTGTGGGAGTCACCAAATTTGGATAGGTGAAAACCATTTAGTCAGCGGCTTCGTCATCCACCACTTCAACATTGGTGCCTGCGAATTTCTTCGCCTGATCCCTCAGGGCATCCGAGGGTTTGTCATCACGAACACGGACCAGCTTGGCTACCCATACCCAATTTGATCCTTTCAATTCACGAACCCAAAAGAGATCGTAGAACGTGGCGGTTGGGTCCTGCCTCAACGAAAGCGACAAATCGGTGAAGAGGGTCTTGGCCGCAGGATAACTGGTCTTTTGGAAACTAATCATCACCGGGGTATACACCTTCTCATTATCAATGATGGAGAACTGGGGATCGTCCTCAAAGTTTTTTGGGGCTCTCAGCAGTGCTAAACAGGTGGCCTTGGGAATAAATGACGGGGCAATATTCCCCGCATACTTCAAAGTCCCCCCTGCTTGCTTAACTTGTTCCTCCGTCGCAAAGATACGAGGACGTGCGGCAGTGGGTGCCGTAGTATACGGAAGATTCTCCATATAAATTTTGTTCACCTTGGCAAACAATACTCGCAATCTTGGCGTTGGCTCCTGCGGCTTCGGGGCCTCAGTGAGCGCCACTTCACCCAAAACCAAAGTGCCGGGAGTAAACAAAACGGATTTGGGTCCAACATTGTGCACGCACGACAGATAGGGCATCTTCAAATCGGAAGTGGTGACTTCGCCATCAACATACACCGAAGGTGAGTGACGAGCAGGTAATGCAGTGCCCTTGGGGGTAGTATCCTCAGTTGAGGGCGGGGGTGCTGACGTAGCGTTTTCTGGTGATGTTACAAATGATCTCATTTATTCAGTTATGGTTTCTACTTGTTTGGATTTAACTAGCTCCGCTAATTCGGGCCAGCATTTTGCAAAGAAAGGGCAAAGCTTGTTATACAACATGCATTGGCTCTTATCTTTATCAAAGATATTCCCCGCGATCTTGCGGTGGAGATTATCAAAATCTTTTATCAACTCCGATTGGAGAAATTCAATGTTGTGGTCAGGAACCACAACCAGCTTGGGAGTCTTGCGACAGAGGACCAATTCGTACCGGCCCTTGGCTTCAATCTTTTGGGTGTCTTGCAGCAGCATTCGGTAGAGTGGGACTTGGCTTTTGAGGGCATAGCCAAACTCCGTCATATCAGACCAACCCGTAACCGACTTCACATCGACCACTGTTCCGGTATCCAACTCAAGGCAATCAATATAGCCCACGATTGAGTAGTTGGGCAGTTCCAATTCGACTCTCTTCTGAACTTCAACAGGGCCACGATCATGGCGGCACACTAAATCGAGCGCCCGTTTATCAAACAACCACGAAACATAGTTCTCGGGCGAAGATCGAACATCGCCCGCCTTCTGGCTCCACGGCATTTCCCACCACTGAGGATTGTCAGCAAATAACAAATCAATAGCTGCACGCGCATACTCGCGGCGTTGTTCGTGGGTCTCGGTTAAGTGGGCGTTATTCTCGTAGTAGGCATTGAAGGCGGTATCGAGAATAGTACCGGCAACCATGGGGTAAGTCTCCTCACGAATGCGGGGTTCGGACTTGGCATAATAATACTTACGTCCACATTTTGCCAACTCTAAGAGTGAATAACTATAGCGTGGTTTCCCGGCTCGGGCCGCAAGTTTAAATTCAAACTGCTCCGCGATGTGTTTTTCTGATGCTTTTATCATTAATCAAATTATTAATTCCAATATGGAATTGAACGTAAGGGAAAGATACTCAGGTCGCTAGACCCCAACAACAAAAATTAAAAAGGTTCTGAAAAATTTTTCAGAACCTTTTGGGGAGGGACGGGGCTCTCAGGGCTTAACTATGATAGAGCGGTCTGCGTAAAATAAACTACCGTGCCAACCTTGAAGATCACAAAGACAACAATCTTGCTGGCAGCGATGGACGAAGAAACGCCGGTCATGCTGGTAAACACATTGGTCACGGCATTCGATCCATGAGTGTTGGTGAAAACCAATCTAAGTCGTTGGCCATCAACGAGATTGGTAACGGTGAACGTGGTGTTGGCGTTGTTGGAAACGATGAAACTGCAACTCAAAGAGCCATCGAGGTTCGCTGCATTTGATGCAGGAGTTACAGTAACAGAGTTGCCAGCCAACTTGAAATTCTTAACAGTGGAGGCGCGATCCGCATCCAACTGGAATTTAAATTGCCCGTACAACGGCTTGGAAAATTGGTCGCTCATAAACTTATGCTACATTTGACTGAATCCCATAAATGGTGCCCCCAATATTTACAAAAGTAAATAAAAGAGTGGCAAATTGGTCCGACATAATTATGGGGCGATCTTGTTAGTGGCACCCCAAGCCGTGGAATTCAAAGTAGTGGTGAGAATGTACACTACATTGTTCGAGGAAACTACCGTCGCTTGATTAGTTAGCGCAGCGGCAGTGGGCCATTGGGCAAGTTCATTAGTGGCGATGGTCAACTGTTTAAACGTGGGAAATGACTGGGCCCGCGTTCGGTAACTTCCATCGACGTAGGAAACTTCAACCACAGCAGCCACTGGATCATTGGTGCCGACACCGACAAGCAGGCCAGTATCAGTAAACTTGACCGTGGTGTTCTTGTTGGTTCCGGCATTCTGCAAATAAATGTGGGCCCGCTGGCCATCGACAAAGTTTACAAAGATGTTGGTAACAGCGTTGGTAGCCAAGTTCTCAATAAACGTGGAGCTCTTGGAACCATCGACTGTGTAAACCCCCGCAGTAGGCGAGGTATCGACAAGGGCCGCTCCACCGCCAAGATGCAAGTGGGTATTGCCGAGAGGTGGGGTCGTGACGTTATCAGCGAAGGCCCAAAGGCCCCCTACACCAAGAGCAACTGTCACAAGGTACTTCAAAATATTTTTCTTCATGTTAAACCGCAGAGAATTCCAACGTATTAGGTTGAATCAAACTCCGGGCCGATACGTTGGGCGCGGCAGTTGTAGAGCTTGATTTAATCATAGTATCGGTAGTTTCCTCACTCGGAGAGGGAAGGTCAAGGCCAAACTTTGATAAAAGCGAGAGAATCTTGCCGGGAATTACCTCATTTAACTGAGCCCTCCGGTCGTAAATAGCCCGGGCGAAGGCCGCAACAGGGTGGCCCATAGCAAAATAACTTGTGACGTCTCGTTCCTGGCCAATCCGATGCTGACGGCCAATACACTGGGAAACCGTCTGGTAGCTAAAGGGGATGCTCAAAAACAGAGATTTGGCAGCCCGGGTCAGGTTCAATCCTACACCCCCGGCCTCAACTTGAGCCACCAAGAACCGATGAGACCCCCCTTGAAAGGCATCAATGGCACGCCACCTCTCCTTTTCGGTCATGCCGCCCATGATCCACACGGTTGGGGCTACTGTGGTTAGGTAACGAACGGTTTGCTGTAACTCCTCACAAGGGGGGCTGCGGAACAAGGTCCAAAATATACAGGGTTCCTTGGGTTCAAGGAAATCTTTAACAAACTCGGCCAATAGTTGTTGGGTAGTATCGGAGTTGGCGGCAAGCTGCTGCATTCTCAGAAGTAACGTGGTAGCAATAGCTTGGGCATTACCCTTGAGATGTGGATTCTCCTGCTTCTGTAAAGCGAGGGCCCTATCGACCTCCTCAGGATACTCATCGAAAAGTTGGTTAAAGGATAATCGCACATCAGCAAAGTCCCCAAGTTCCTCCTGCTCAAGCCCCGGTAAGCTATCCTTCATGTAGTGGGACTTATCCGCCATAAAAACCCGGGCCTTCTTAATACGGTCGGCATGGAATTCCTTGATGCCTCGTTCAAAGGTCCAGCCAGTTTGCCACAGGCCGGAATTTTGAAACTCCGAAGGATCACCCAATCGCTGATAATCAGTGTAGGTTGCCCCGTTCCAATGGCGATCAGGAACCTCTGGGGCCATAAGTCCTTCAAGGGCGTGCCAATCTTCAAGCTTGCTGGTAGGGGTCCCAGATAAACCGATGAACATTAGAGCTTGCTTGCGCAAGGCCGAAAGGTTCTTGTAAGCCAAGTTATCGGGATTGCGAAAGAAACGTTGGACTTCATCCACAACAATGGCTGTGGGCACCCACCCTTGTGACTTAAGTTGAGTCATCAGGGTGGGTCTGCTCAATGCTTGGTGGGTAACAAGGATAACAACACCGCCCGGTACCATTGGTTCTCTATCAAACAAGGAGGAAGCTTTGCGCTCGGCTTGCTTCCAAAATTCCTTACCCGGGAAGAAACGCATTACGTGCCAGTTAAGGGCATTGTTCTTACCCCATTTCTGGAATTCTCGAATCCAGTTCTGGTGAAGAGATAAGGGGGCAACAAGCAGGACAATTCTGGCGGAATCATTAATACGAGGATTGCCGGGGGCCAAGGCTCGGGCCGAGAGTATGTCGATAACCATCCGTGATTTACCGGCACCAACACTGGCACCCAGCAGGCACGCGGGTTGGTTCCAATAACGACTCACGACAATACGTTGCAGGGCGGTAGGAACTGGGTCCGAAGGAATTAGATGCCCGGGATACTTATAAGAGGGCCAGTCGGCCTCAGGAACATTTTCCTGCTTCGACAACTCGGCAAGATGTTGTTCAAATTCTTCGGCCTGCTTTTTACGCTGCTCCCGCAAAAGCAACTTCGCTTCTTTAGTCAAGATAGGCGG